GTAACTGCTACTGTAAATTTATTATTGCTATGTAAAGTTACAGACTTAGATTTTAATAAGCATATAGAAAAATTGAATGCTTATAGAAATGGAAAGTACAAAAAATGAAGAGGTGGAATTGGTGACTAAAAAAGAAGTAAAACAAATAGTTAAAGAAGTTCTAGCTGAGGATAAAAAAAACAACTTAGAATTTGATTCATATTCTAAAGTTGAACTAATGCTAAAACACTATAATAACTTTAAAAAGAGAATTGAAAATTTAAGAAATGAGTTAGATTTTGTAGTTATAAAAAAGCAAGTAAGTTATGATGTGGTATTAGCACATAAATATGATAATTTAAGCGATTTAGAAAAGGTAGAACTAAAAAAAGAAGAAATTAAACAGAATATCCTAAAATATGAAAATGTTATAGAACTTATTGAGATAGGTCTTAAAGGTATAAAAGAAGATAAGTATTATGAGCTAATTCCATTAAAATATTTTGAATGTTATTCAGTTGAAGAAGTTGCTGAAAAACTAAAAATAGATAGAGCTACATACTTTAGGAATAGAAGTAGATTGATAACAGAATTATCAGAGTTAATATTTCCTGATGAAATTTTAAAGAAAATTTTATAAAATTTGCGACTAAAATGCGACTTGTAATGAATTTATAATGTGGTATAATATTAATGTGAAAAGTCTAGGCAAAGAGATGTCTAGGCTTTTTTATATTTAAATTAGTGGTAATTTTAATAGATTTTTATTAAAAAATACCATTATTCAAAACTTAATTAAATATAGATAAATCCATAGTTTTAATGGTAGTAAAAATTCTAAAAAATTTCTAAAAAAGTTTATATTTTTTTTGAAAAAATACTTGCAAAAATCAAAAACTTATGTTATAATAAATACATAAGGAGGTGAAAAGATGAATAAAAAGAAGAAAATTGAGGAGAAAGGAGGAATAGAAAAAAAAGAGCTACTACAAATGATAATCTTAATACTCGAACTGCTGGTCGTAGTAATTGAGCTAATAAAGATAATCATAGAGTAATAGCTAAGCAGTTGAGGGATAACAACCCTCCCTGCTTAAACATTATATCAATTTTTATTCATTAAATCAATGAAAAATATATCAATTTTAACATTATCAATAATAGTATCAATACTTATATTAGTAAATTTTTACTTTAGAAACTTACTATTAGCTGTAATTATATTGATATTATGTATTTATAATTTAATTAGATGGATCAAGTTGAAAAATAAAAGGAGTTAATTATGGCATCTGGTGGAGCAAGAGAAGGAGCTGGTCGGAAAAAGTTAGATGCAAGTAAAAAGAAACTTAATAAAACTTTTAGAATTGATCCTCAGCTTTTCAAAGAAATAGAATTAAAATATCCAAATGAAAAACTTACAACTATAATAGAAAAGGCATTAATTGAATATTTAAAGAAAAATTAAAAAACTTTTAAAGGACACATCATGTGATGTGTCTTTTTTATTTCAAGAGGTTAATTATGTTAATGAAAATATGTGGTAAGTGTGGAAAGAAAATAGGAATAAATGAAATATGTGCTTGTACAAAGGAAAGGCATAAGATATATAACAGAGAATATAGAAATAAAGAAAGTGCTGAGTTTTATAGGAGTAAGGCTTGGAAGAAAATGACTGCACTATGTAAGTTAAAAGCTAATGGATTAGACCTATATGAGTTAGTTATAAATAATAACATAGTTAAAGGTACTCTCTCACATCATATAGATGAGTTAGAAGAGGCAAGAGATAAAGCCTTAGATATTAATAACCTAATATGGATAAGTGATAAAACACATAGCTATATCCATTCAGAGTATAATAAAAATTTAGAAAGTAAAAATAAAATGAAAGAAGTTTTATTTAATATAATTAAAAATTATTACAAGTAGGGGGGAGTCAAAAAAAGTTTTTGGTCTTTGGCTTTGATACCGCTTCCCCTCTATTTTCTGGAGAAAATGCCAGAAATGAAATTTTCAGTTTATGGAGGTGAAAAAATATGGCAGGAAGAAGTAGAAAAATTATTGATATAAGTTCAGGAAAAATCGGAAAAGAAAAAATAAAAGCTAGACAAGAACAAGAAAAAAAATTGAAAATAGATAGAGATAATTTAATTGCTCCTGGTTGGTTATCTAAAGCTGCAAAAGAAGAATTTGACAGAATTGTTTTTGAAGCAGGAAAAGTAAATATTTTAGATAACTTAGATTTAGGGATATTAGCCATCTACTGTAACTCTTATGATAGTTATGTAAATGTTAGCAAGAAGTTACAAAAAGAAGGTCCTGTTTGTTATAAAGAAACTGCCAATGGAGAAATTGAAATTATAAATCCTCTAATAAATGTCCAGGAAAAATATGTAAAACAAATAATGCAATGCTCAACAAAATTAGGACTTGCAACTACAGATAGATTAAAATTAGTTGTACCAATTAGAGAAGAACCTGCTGAAAATAAATTTATAACTTTGTTAAAAACAAGAAAGCAAGGCTAATATGATAAAAGATAGGACAACAGCCTATGCAAAATTAGTTGTAAATGGTAAAAAAATAGCAGGTAGAAAGGAGTATTTAGCATGTAAAAGACATTTAGATGATTTAAAAAATAAGAAATTAGAGTATAAATTTGATGTTGAAGAGGCAGAATTTGCTATAAATTTTGCAAATACATTAACATTAAAAGATGGAACTAATTTAAAAACAAGAGGTTTTCAAGAGTTTATAATAGGTTCATTACATGGATGGAAGAAAAAGAGAACAAAAGAAAGAAGATTTAGAGAGGCTTATTTGCAAGTGGGCAGAAGAAATGGGAAAAGTTTCTTATCAGGAGCAGAATCCACAATGTTTAGTACATTGTTAGGAAATAAAGATAGGATATTCTGTGCTGCAACTAAGCAAGACCAAGCTAACATAGTATGGGATGAAATAAGAAACTTTATAGAGTCTGACAATGATTTAAGTGAACTTTATAAAATAAAAGAACATGACAGAACTATAAAGAGCCTAGCAACTGGAACGGTTATAAGGTCAATAGGTAGAGATACAAAATCAATGGATGGGTTTGGTAACATTTTAGCTATATGCGATGAGTTACATGCACACCCAAATAATCAGATGTATAAACTGTTGCTAGATGGTCAAGCTGATGTTGAGAATGCTTTAACATTGGCTATTACTACAGCAGGTTTTAACTTAAATGGTTTCTGTTATGAACACTATAAATTTTGTGAAAAGATATTAGAGGGAGTTGTTGAAAAAGAAACTCTCTTTATTTTTATATGTGAAATGGATAAGGATGATGATATATGGGACTGGAAAAATTGGCTCAAATCTAATCCTTATTTTTTATTTGAGGAAGATGGTATAACACCAAACAAAAAGAAAATAGCTTTATATAGCCAAAAAGCAATAGATGCAAAAGAGAAAGGTGGAGATGAATTAACTAACTTCTTAACAAAGCAATTAAATATGTGGGTAACTGCAAAAGATGGACAATATATTGATTTAAGTAAATTCAAAGAATGTGAAAGTGATTTGACACTTGAAGATATGAAAGGGAAAAGTGCTTATTTAGGTTTTGACCTTTCAAAAGGTGGAGATTTAACAAGTATAGCCTTAGTATTTCCATTAGAAAATAATCAGATATATATTTATAGTCATTCATTTATGCCTGAGTTAAGACTTGCAGAACATGAAAAAACTGATGATGTTCCATATAGGATATGGGTAAGAGAGGGACTTTTAACATTGACTACTGGAGCATTTGGAATAAAGACTGATTATAAGTTTATTGTTACTCACTTAAAAGAAGTAATTGAAAGATATAATATTAAAATTTTAGAGTGTGGGTATGATGCTCACAATGCTGGAAGTTTTTTAAGTGATTTAGATTTTTTAGATTGTGATCTAACAGAAGTTAAACAATCTGCAAAAAGTTTAAATGATGCAACAGTGGATTTTGCTTTATCAGTTGAGGCAGTTCAAATTTTATACGATAAGAGAAACAGTTTATTAAAATGGTCCATTGCTAATGCTACAACTGTTTCAAATAGTTTTGGAGAGAAAAAAATTGATAAACAATCTCAAAAAAATAGAATAGATCCTGTTGATGCAATAATAGATGCCTGGAAGATTATGCTAATAAATAAAAAAGAAACAGTAAATAATGATGAAGCTGTTGAAGAATGGCTTGATTTTATCAATAAAAGGAGGTGAGAGAGTGAATATATTTAGAAAATTATTTAATAAAGGAGAGGAAAAAAAGCAGAAAACAGCAATTAATTCTATGAATTTTGGTGAATTTTTTGGAATAAATGTAAGTTCAGATTTATCAGAAGTAACATATTTTACTTGCTTAAAAGTATTATCTGAAAGTGTTGGAAAACTATCTTTACACTTGAAGGATAACGATAATAACAAAATATTAAATCATGAGGCATTACAAAAGTTGAAATTTTCGCCAAATCCATTTATGACTTCAACACCTATGATGACATTAATGGAGATGTGGAGAAACCATCATGGCAATGCTTATGCTTATCTAAGTTATGATAATAGAGGACATTTAGTAGGTATTTATCCTTTACATCCTCAAAAAGTTAAAATATGGATAGACAATGCAAAAATATTCAGTGGTAAAGAAGATTTATATTATGAATATAACAAAGATGGGAAAATTTATCTATTTCAAAAAGATGAGATACTACATTTAAAAGGTGGTTTAAGTAAAGATGGTATTGTAGGTATGTCAGTAAGAGAAACATTGGCTACAACATTAAATGGAGTAAAAGCAAGCCAAAAATACTTAAATAATTTATATGATAGAGGTTTAACTTCAAAGGCAATTTTGAGATATACTGGTGATTTAAACAAAGAATTACAAAAAAAAATGTTAGAAAAGATAGAAGAATTTATTAGTAGTGAAAGCAATCCAACAGGAATATTACCATTACCACCTGGAATGGATATAGTTCCATTAGATTTAAAATTAACTGATAGCCAATTTTTTGAATTAAAAAAATATACAGCTTTACAAATAGCAGCTGCTTTTGGAGTAAAGCCAAATCATTTGAATGATTATGATAAGTCAAGCTATGCAAACTCAGAAATGCAAAACTTGACTTTTTATATTGATACTCTTTTATATATTCTGACACTCTATGAAGAGGAGTTTAATTTAAAACTTCTTACAGAAAGTGAAAGATTAAAAGGGTTACATTTTGAATTTAATGTAGCAAGTATTTTAAAAGGGGATCTAAAAACACAAGCTGAATGTTTAACCAAGTATGTTCAAAGTGGAATATACACAATAAATGAGGCTAGAAAAATGGCAGGACTTACTGCAATAGATGGAGGTGATGTAATTGTAATGAATGGAAGTTATGTGCGATTGGAAGATATAGGAATTGCTTATAAAAAAGGAGGTGCTAAAAGTGAGTAAAAATAAGTGGTTAGAAATAAAAAATCAAATAGAAATTACTGAAATTTATATCAATGGCGATATAGAAAGTGATTCAGAAAATGATGGTTTTTTAGAAGAAGTATGGGGAATAAAAGATACTAATATATATCCATTGGATATAAAAGATGCTTTAAAAGAAGCAGAAAATAAAGAGGTCCATGTTCATATAAACAGTTTTGGAGGAAATATTTATGCAGGTATAGCAATTTCTAATATGATTAAAAATCATAAAGGAAAAACAATAGCCTATATTGATGGAATAGCTGCAAGTGCTGCATCTATAATTGCTTTTGGGTGTGATGAAATTATTTTACCAAGTAATGCGTATTTAATGATACATAGAGCTTGGGGAAGAGTTTCAGGAAATGCTGGAGATTTAGAAAAGTATATTGAGACTCTAAATAAACTTGATGAAGGACTTGTTAATGCTTATATGGAAAAAGCTATTGAAGGTGTAACAAGAGAGCAAATATATGACTTTATGAAAGAAGAAAAATGGTTTACTGGAGAAGATGCTCCAGGAGTATTTAATATAAAAACTTCTGAAAAAGTAGAATTTTTGAATTGTATAGAAACAAAAAATAAATTTAAGCATATTCCAGAAAATTTATTAAATAAAAAAATTGGTGAAGAAAAAAGTAAAAAGGAACAAGCAAGACTTGATAAATTGAATAAGGAAATTGAGATTGCATTATTAACAGGAGGTATTTAATTATGAAAAAATCAGTAGAATTAAAAAAGGAATTGGAAACACTTAGAAATGAGATCACATCATTAAAAGATAGTGGAAAGATTGAAGAAGCACATGCTAAGTTAAATGGTTTAAAAGATTTAGAAAATAGAATAAAAGAAGCAGAAACAGAGGAGGCTTTAACAGTTATGAATAAAGGTAACAAAGTACCATTAGGAACAAAAGAAGAAATGGATGTTAATAGAATTTATAATAGAGTTCTATTAGGAAAATCTATAACAGAAGAAGAAAAACAATTTTTAAATCAAGCTGGAACACCAGGGCAAGTAGAAGCAACAGATGGCAAGGGTGGTTACTTAGTTCCAACTGAACAATTCAAAGAAATAAAAGAATTAAGAAGAAACAAAATAGCATTGAAAGAATACTGTAATGTTCTACCTGTAACTTCATTAAAGGGAACTATGCCTATTGAAACAGATGGAACAGGTGAATTAATAGCTTTTGAAGAATTGAATGAAATAGGTCAATCTGATATAGATTTTGCACAAGTTACATATAATGTTGCTGACTATGGAGATATTATCCCAATATCAAATAGTTTACTTGCAGATGAAAAAGCAAATTTAACTGCTTACATAGGTAAAAGATTTATTAAAAAAGCTGTAAATACAGAAAACAAAAAGATATTAACTATTTTAAAAACTTTAAATCCAGAACAAGCAACTGATTATGATGCAATAACAACTGCTTTAAATAAAGGATTAGATCCATCAATATCATTAAATGCAAAAGTTTTTATGAATCAAACTTATTTTGATATTTTAGATAAAGTAAAAGATAAGCAAGGTAGACCACTTTTAGGTACTAGCTTACAAGATGAAACTAAAAAACTTTTTAAAGGAAGAGAAATAGTTATGTTATCAGACGCTCAATTAGAAATGAATGGAACAAAAGCACCAGTATTTGTTGGAGATTTAGAAGAATTTATAACATTCTTTGACAGAGAAGGTTTAGAACTTGCAGTATCAACTGAAGCTGGATTCACTAAGAATGCTACTTATATCAGAGCAATAGAAAGATTTGACGTTAAAAAAGTTGATAAAAATGCAATGAAATACCTTGAAATTGAAACAGCTTAATAGGTGATTAATATGGAAGATATTTTAACTTTGGAAGAAGCTAAAAATTATCTAAGAATTGATTACAATGAAGATGATACATTGTTGCAATCTTTAATGATTGCAGCAATAGATTATCTTAGAGATGCAATAAATGACTTTGATAAAAAAGTAACAAAAGAAAAGTTTATTAAAAGGTCTAAAATTCTAGCTTGTGTACTTGTTCAAGATTGGTATGACAACAGAGAGCAAAAGGAAAGTAAAGATTTAAGTTATACAGCTAGAAGTTTATTAACTCAATTACAAGTAGGTGATAACTTTGAATGATATAACTAAGAGATTAAGACACCTCATTGATGTATATCAGATGATAGACACAACTAATGAACTTGGAGAAAATGATAAAAAGCCAGAGTTATTTAAAAAAGCATACTGTGAAATAGTACCTCTTAATTCAAGTGAAAAGAATGGAGAAGCTGGAACAGAAGAAAATCAACATCAATTCAAATTTATATTTAGAATAAAATCAGTTCCTGGAATAAAAAAGGACTGGTTTTTTATTTATGAGGGCTTGAAGTATGAAGTACTTTATTTCAACAGGGATTTTAAAGATAATCAGTTCACAGAAGTTTTTTGTGTAAGAAAAGAGGAGTAGTTTTCTGACTTGACAATATAAAATTTATAATATATATTTTAAATATAAAATTAAAATTTTATACTGGGGTGAGAAAATGGAAAAAATTTCTGAAAAAATTAGTAGGTTTGAAAGATTAAGATTTTATGTAATTTCATTAAAAAAAGAAGATATAAATGATAATGTTAAAGAAAAACTGCTTGATATAAAAGAACAAGCAAAAGATGTTATTAAAAATATACCTAGAACAGATGGAAATACACATATACTAACAGGTCATGCATATGACATTATATTTAAAATAGATGAACTTTTAAATTAAAGCCTTTTAAGGCTTTTTTCTTTTATAAAAATTTCTCTTGACTTTTGAGTACCATAAGTATATAATTGTTTTATGGAACTCAAAAGCGAGGTGATGGATATGGGTTCAAAAATGGGTAGACCTGTTATGGGAAGTCCAAAAACTAATGATATTAAAGTAAGGATCGATGATGAAACTTTAAAAGAATTACTTAAATATTGCGAAAAAAATGGGATAACAAAAGCAGAAGCTATAAGGCAGGGTATTCATTTGTTATTAAAAAAATAGAACACTTAGGAGCGTGTCGGCAAACTCAATCCTAAATGTTCTGGCACAAGAAGTTACCCTCTTATGAAATCTATTATATCATAAGGGAGTACTTCTATCAATTATAATTTTGAAAGGAGTATTTTT